GCAAAAAAGACAGTACTTAAGCTCCTACTTAATCGTTACGGGGTGTTATCAGTAGAAATGCAGAACGCCATAGAGAAAGACCAAGCAGACAGCGAGGGGCGTTATATAGACAATCCGCAAACAGGTAGGTACGTACAAGATGCTGTTATCATTGAGCAAAGCGAGCCTACCGAGATTGTAGCTCAAGAAGAGCCAACAGCTCCTGCCACTACACCCGAAGAAGTTAAGAAAGTATCATTCAAAGATGTATAAGTATGAGAACAAGTTATTTTACATTAGGACAATCACACATATATCGCTTTAATGGACAAACTTTAGACCGTGATTGTGTGATTAAGATAACAGCCGAAAATCCAAGAGATGTAATGATTGAACATTTTGGTTTAGAGTGGGCTTTTGAATACGATGAACGCCCTGAAATGAGATACTTCCCACGAGGTATTTATAACCTAACTGACAACAAATGGGAATAGCAAAAGTAATTAGTTCAGGTAGCGAGGGTAACGCCGTGATATACAACAACGCAATAATGGTAGATTGCGGCGTTTCTCTCAAAGCCTTAAGCGAGGTAAAACGTTCCTTGAAAATAGTACTCCTAACTCACAAGCACAGCGATCACCTGAAAATACGCACTTTGCAGCGGTTACAAGCTGAAAGACCAACCCTACGAGTGGCTTGTGGTGATTTCCTCTTAGAGGAGTTGCCATGTATCAAGAATATAGATGTATTGCAAGTGGGTAAGATATACGATTATGGAGCGTTCAAGGTGTCACCTGTAAAACTATATCACGACGTGCCAAATTTCGGTTGGAGAATATTCCTACCAAACGGACAAAAGATATTTCATGCTACTGATACAGTACATTTGGAAGGTATCAGCGCTAAAGGTTACGACCTCTATGCTATTGAGCATAATTACTGCGAGGAGTACATACAGCAAGCAATAGAAGAAGCACGAGCCAACGGAGAATATACCCACGCTTATGGTAGTATCAAAACACACCTGAGCATACAGCAAGCAAGGGCGTTTATTGACAAAAATAGAAAAGAAAGCAGCGAGGTATTAGAGCTGCATAAAAGTAGAAGTTTTTATCATTAGAATTAAAAAAAACATGGAAATACAAGGACGAGTAAAACAGATATTCCCCTCTCAAACAATGGGACAAAACGGCTTTGAGAAGCGGGATTTAGTGATAGCAACGGAGGAGCAATATCCACAAACAATCATCATTCAATTTACCCAGCAGCGTTGCGACCTCTTAGACAGCTTGCAAGTGGGGCAAAATGTAAAGGTATATATCAATATTAAGGGGCGAGAATGGAGAAGCCCATACGGAGAGATTAAGTACTTTAACACGATTGAGGGTTGGAAAATTGAGCTTGTACAGACTACTAATGTAGCCAATCAGCAGCCCGTACAGCAAGCACCACAGCAGCCAATGACACAAGCAACGCCTGCACCTCCTCCACAGAGAGCACCACAGCAGGTACAACAACCGCAGCTCTTTGATAACCATGGTAAAGAGCCTAACCCTGCGATATATAACAATCAGGAAGTACCTTTTTAGTAGCTAAAAATAAAGAAAAAATGGAAACAGTATTTAAAGTAGGAATGAAGGTTTATGATTCAGTCTTCTTTCCTAAATCAGAAGGTGAAGTAGTTAAGATAGAAAAAAAAATTGATTCTGAAAGAGTTATTGTTCAATTTGATTGTTTAGATTATGAACTTTCGTATACAGAACGAGGGCTATTAACTTCCACTCGTAGTGAAGCTACACCTACACTTTCAACTTCCCCATATACTTTTCAAGGCTTTGAACAAAAAGCACCTACACTAACTTATGAGGAAGCTGTAAAGTGGTTAGAATCCACTGAAGGTACAAATATAATGAAAGATAGTGTTTTCTTAACTAAAGGAAACTATTATACAAATCTTAATAAGTGTACAGAAGCCCTTAAAAAGTTAATAATCCTTAGAGACTATTACAATGAGGGTTGGCAGCCTGATTGGAATAATAGACAAAGAGATAAATTTGGTATAATGGTGGATAAAAATATGTTGTGTAAAGAAAGTTTTCAATCAAATAACAAGCCCCTTGTATTTAAGTCAAGAGAAATCAGAGATAGATTTTTTGAAGAACAAAGAGAACTCTTAGAAATCGCAAAACCTTTATTATGATGAGAAAAATAGCAATACGAGCATTAGTATTCATTATTCTGTTAGTATTATTAACATTCGGAGTAATGGTGTTATTCAGGAGTGAACTCCCTTATTTATGGATTGTAGGGTTACTTGTAGCAATTCTTATACTGATTGCTTTCCCTTACAACAAGTTTTTCAGTAACTAATTTAATTTTTATACACAATGAAAAAGATGATTTTTCTTTTCAGTGTTATAGCCTCCTTGGTAGGTTGTAACAGACCTGAACCCAACTATGAAGGGGTTCTAATGACAGAGTACGGACGAAATGGGATCAATTCGTTCAAAATTGTAACAGGGGCACAAGGGATGTTAGGTCCAGGTAGTGAGCTGTATCAAGTGCCCATGTGGGAACAAGCAGGCGACCCTGATATTGTAGAAATCACAGCAAAAGATGCAGGGGTATTCACCGTAGATCCTTCCTACACTTATACGCCTATTCGTGGCAAAGGTGCTGAGATTGTGTTCAACTACAAGAACTACCGAATACAAGACCCTGAAACGTTCTTTGATAATGTAGAAGCTAATGTACTTAACAAGCGGGTTACTGATGCTTATAGAGAAGAAGCAAGGAATTACACTACAGACAGCCTTATGAATAACTTAGGAAAGTTTGAGTTATCGGTACAGAGAAGATTGAAAGAGGAATTTAAAACAAAATTCTTTGACCTTACCACACTTACATCAGGTCTTAAACCTCCCGCTTCAATGCTGAAAGCCGTAGAAGATAGAAACAAGGCTATTCAAGAAGCCAATAGAGTAAAAAACGAGTTAGAGACCTCAAGAATGCTGTTAGAAAAGGCAAAGATAGATGCTGAAACAAACAAAGTCCAATCGGTAGGGCTTACAAAGGAAATCCTAATGCAGCAATATATAGAGATGTTAGGTAAGACCTCTAATAAAGTAATTATCACAGATGGCAGAACGCCTGTAATATTAGGTAATTAGTAACCCAAAAAGCAAGTATCAATCGGGATAGTAGCAGGTTCGAGTCCTGCCTTGCTTTCAAAATAAAGACAAAATGGAAGAACTTAAAAAAGAAGCAAAAGATATTCAAGATTACTTGGAGATTACCTGCTCAGATAACCCAGAGGAAATGGTTGAACGTATTAAAGATTTGTCTGTATATATGGCTCGTAGTGGTGAGATGTTAGCAAAGGCAAAGTACCTCTACAACCAACGTACAACGGCTGAAATTACAAATACTATCATAGCCATAGCAAAGGAGCAATATCTATCGGCAACAGCTCAAAATGCCTTAGTTAAGGCTATTGCTCAAGAGGAGCAGTATCTTGTAGATTGGTTGGAGCGTATTAATCGCACTTGTACTCATCAGATAGAAGCCCTTAGAAGTCTTCTAAGTTATGAGAAAGAGAATTTAAGGATAACAAAAACGGGGTATTAAGCAGTTTTAAAATGAACAAAGAAACCATAACCACCCCACAAATGGAGCTATTGATATACGATTACTTCGAAAAGTCAAGCCTTGTAATAGTTCCTAAGTTCTCACGGCTTAACACTGTAAGGTATGATGATGATAGCAAGCGAGGATATAGGGTTGAAAATATTGTTACCCACGAATGCGATATATTATCAGTTACTAAGAACTATTTCCTCAGAGAGATTGAAATAAAAATATCGGTAAGTGATTTTAAAGCCGATTTCAAGAAGAAACACAACCACGAGGGTAATATCAAGCAGTTTTATTATGCCGTCCCTTACTATATCTTAGATAAAATCAAGGATTTAGTACCTGAACAAGCGGGGATATTGGTCGCTGTGTATGAGAATGAGCATTGGCAACTAAAAAGATACAAAAAAGCTGTAGATAACAAGTCCGCAACGCCTATTGATGAGGAAAAGTTGAACAAAATATTTAGGATTGGTTACCTGAAATATTGGTTTTACAGGAAAAGAGAAAAATAACCAATTTTCACCCCTCGTTAAGCAAGGCAAAAAATCATTCCTAACTGTCTAATAACCAACGTAAAAAAGTAAATAAGCAAGATTTATAAAGATTTAAGCAATGAAAGAAACCGTTAATCGTTTTGAGGAGGAGCTAATCACCACCTCCAACCTATCTGAGATGAAGGATAAGTACTTAGCTGAGACACTCTACCGAAAATGGCCGGAGAACTTCGTAGATGAAAGCACAGGGAGCTGGTCAATATAGAACGCAAGGAAATAATATTTGCCAGCGGCACTCTCTTAGATAGCCATGCATTAGAGGAGATTAATTTCTTCCTACAAAGTGGAGATATTACCGAGGTAAGGATTAGTAATATCAAGCGACAAGCTATTTTAGTGAAGGGAAGCGCTGCTACTTGGGTAGCCGTGGCAAAGATAATGGGCAAAAAGCAAACATTCTACCTATATGCTGATAGTGTGGATACAGCCATGCAGGTACTCACTGACTACATAGAGCAGCACTACCAAGGCTCCTTTGAGGTGCTATCAGTTAAGGAGCAAGAATATTTGTACATCGTTTCTTTGGTTAATGGGGACATGTCAGAGGAGAAAGTCAATTACTACATTGCTGAAATGGAGATTAAGACGGATGGTTATACAATGTATAACAAGTTCTTAGTAAAAGCCGTCAATGCTGAGGAGACCAAGCCGCTATGTATTGCTTTTTTTGACAGATTTACAAAGAATAAGGACAATGCCGAACCTTATACAATGACCCTACTATCGGCAAAGAAAATGAAAGTAGAGGCAGTGATCGACCATGTATTCTGTAATGAGTACATCGATAGGAGCAAGGGTAAAGGAGATCAAGCTGCCGATAACTACTAACTAACATTGGAAATCTATTCATCTCATGTCTAAGACATGGTGACCCCCGATAGGCAAGCACTCACGTTCGAGCCGTGAGCGGGGGCGAAAATTAAAATCAAAAAGTAATGAGAACAATAAAATTTAGAGGTTATAGTATTAAAGAAGAAAGGTTTATATATGGTGATTTATTAACTTTTGAAAATTGTTTTGGAATATCTGAAACTGAAGGTGAAAGGAATTTCTATATAGTAGAAACTAATTCAATTGGTCAATTCACGGGTTTGTATGATAAAAATGGAAATGAAATCTATGAGAACGACATCTTACAACTGAAAAGAGATGGTAAAGAATACAACCCATTACTGGTGGTATATAGTGAAGTTTATGCAGGATTCTGTATGCTGTCTGAAAATACATTAAATAATGTCATTTATAAACCTCACAGACCCATTAATCCTAATTGGTGGGACGAATTTAAGGACGAAATAGAAATAATCGGAAACATTCATGACAACCCCGAATTATTCAAACAATAATTAACAACCGATTTGAGAGGAGATTGAGTGCGCGGCAATCTAATTCAAATATAAATTAAAATTAAAAAAACGAATGAACAACCTACAATTATACAACGCCGATAACTTAGAGATTATGGCAACCCTACCCGATGAAAGTATTGATGTGGTGTGCATAGACCCTCCGTACTTGTACCTTAAAAACCAAAAGCTGGAACGCCCTTTTGAAGAGCAAAAGTTTTTTGAAGAATGCAAGCGGTTACTTACCAAAAAAGGCTTTATTGTGATGTTTGGTAGGGGTACTTCCTTTTACCGCTGGAATACGATATTAGATGGATTGGGGTTTGTGTTTAAAGAGGAGGTAATTTGGGATAAAAGTTATGTATCAAGTCCGTTAATGCCTATGTCTCGTATACATGAAACAGTATCCATACTTACAAAAAAGGAGGGGGTAATTAATAAGGTGAAAATTCCTTACTTAGAAATGAAAGGACACGATATAGATAGTATTGTAACCGATATAAAGAGAATGAAATCCGCTCTTAAAAACACAAAATCACTTAATGCTGTATTGGAGTTTTTGGAAAATAATAAAATACCAACAGAAACACCTATTAGAACTGATAGATATAATTGTGAGACGTTTACTAAATATAATACAATTGCAACACAAGATAAACAAACAGGTGATAGATGTGTGAATGTAATGCAATCTATACAGTTTGGGTTTAATGAAAAGAGTATCATTAGAAACTATGAAGATAAAACTTTTGAAAGGAAACATAAGACAACAGCTGATAAAACAAAAGAACTTGATAGATGTACTGTTGTTGTTCAGGCAATGGAATATGGTTTAAATGAAAAAACAATCATCAAGCAAGTGCGAGACCATTACAAGACTATTCACCCTACTCAAAAGCCTGTGCGGCTTTTAGAACGCCTTTTGGCGTTGGTTATCCCCAAAGACAAACCCCGCAATGAGATAGTAGTAGCCGACTTCTTTGCTGGCTCTATGAGTTGTATGGAAGCTGTTCACAATATGGGTATGAAAGGGATCGCTACCGAAATAGACCAAGAATACTTTGAGAAAGGCAAACAGCGGATTATGCAATTGCAACCTAAATTATTTTAAATACTCATTCATTCTTTGTCTTACGCCCTCGCTTGTACTTAGCGTGTAATGTTAAGGAGAGGGCTTAGGGCAAAGTTTAAAAAATTACGTTCATTAAAATATAGAAACCTATGGAAAGAGAAAGTTTCGTCTTTTATAGGAGTTTTTATGAAGGGATAAAGGAACTGCCGAGAGATATTCAGGGAGAAGTGCTCACAGCCATAATGGAGTATGGCTTAAATGGAGTAACAACTGAAAATCAGAAGCCGATAACAAAAGCGATGTTTGCCCTTATAAAACCTCAATTAGACGCTAATAATCAAAGGTTTGAGAATGGTAAATTAGGAGCAGAGCATGGTAAAAAAGGAGGAAGACCAAGAAAAGAAAAACCCCAAGAAAACCCCACCTTAACCCCTAAAAAACCCCAAGAAAACCCCACCCTAACCCCTAATGTAAATGTAAATGATAATGT